TTTCAGATTCCAGTTCTCTGACCTGTCTCTGGCAAGCAGATACAGTTGTATTGTTTTTAGAAATGCCATGCGTTAGTTTAGTAATCTCCTTTGAAAGTGTAGTGAATTGACGCTCTCGCTCTTGTTCCATTTTAATTGCTTCTTCTAGTTTATCGTAACCAGATTGCAACTCCTTAGCTCTAGTTTGAGCGTCGTCGATTTTATTTATTCTAAAGTTCTCATCTATAGATTGTGTGCAGGTAGGGCAAACTGTATTTTGTGTGAAGAACTTATGTTCTTTAGTAATAGACGCTACCTTTTGTGATATCTTTCCTCTATAATTGTTAAGTTCTACTAACTTTTCTCCTGCACCCATTACCTCTTGTTGCTCCTTTGTAAGGCCATCAACATCAGTTTGTATAAGTTGATTCTTCTCAATATTAGTATCAATTTCAGATCCAAGTATTTTAATTTTATCATTCTTATCTTTAATCCGTTCTTTACCACGAGATTCAATCTCTTCCATAAACTTCTCTTGCATCTCCACTTTATCATTAAGAGATTCTTTCTTTAATTCTAAAGTTCTAACATCATCTTTAACTACACGTATCTTGTCTCTTATAATATTATTCATTGAAGAGAATATTTTGATATCAAGTAAATCCTCAATAACCTCTCTACGATTTGTAGCACTCAATTGCATGAAAGGAACAAAAGTGCTACTACCAAGAACTACAATCTGAGTAAAAGATTTATAGTTCATCTTCAATACATTCTGCTCTAACCACTTCTGCTGATCATTAGCAGATGATGATTGATCTAATAAAGTATCGTCTCTATAAATTTCAAATACATTTGGTTTTATTCCTCTTATTACTTTCCATTTAATTGTTCCAATAGAAAAATCTACCTCTACACTACAATCCTTTTCGTTAGTAGAATTAACTAACTGACTTTTATTGATCTTACGAAATGGTTTGCCAAATAAACTAAAGGTAAGTGCATCCAATACAGTACTCTTACCACTACCATTGTTACCAACAATTAAAGTAGTAGAAGTTCCTTTAAGGTTAATTTCAGAATATTGATTACCAGTGGAAAGAAAATTCTTCCATTTGATATTTTCAAATAAAATCATGTTTAGTGTTTGGAGGAATTACAATATCATTGGGAGTGATAACGGTATATTCATAACCGTGTTGTTCACACACTCCAATCATCATATCAGGTTCAACTTCAATAACGTGCATTTCTGGATAGTTATTATCTTCTAACTGCATGGCATAACGAGTAGCATCATCTTCTTCTTGAAAAAGATATAGGATGTGATTACCATCATCATCTTCAACAGAATATGCACCCTCATTTTCTTTTCCATGAATTGTCAGAATAAACATCAGACTAACTCACATGCTTCTTGATAGACTGTTTGAAGCATCTCTTGAACTCTCGACTTATCAAGATTGATCTCAGATTCTTCTACATACCTATTCAAGATTGAGAGTGTATCTTCAGACTCAAAAGCCTCAAAATCCTCACTCTCTTGTAGTTGGAAATTTTCAACTACCTTAAGTTCATGCACATTACTATTATACAACTTATCGATGAATTTTTCAAATTTCTTAGGGCTACTCTTCTTACGAACAATAACCTTTACGATTTTATTCTCCAATTCACGAGTATCAAATGTTTGATAGTTGTGATCGTTATAATAGATAGTATAGAACATCCTATAAGGATTATTAATAGGAGTATGTTCTAAAGTTTCTGTATCAAAGATATTAAATCCACGAGTATCTTCCAAGTCATTCCAATACATCTCATAGGGATTACCTAAGTAGTGGATGTTTTCTTGACTTGATCTTGTGTGGTAGTGTCCTGAGAAGACTCTTTCAAACTTCTTAAAGAGGTTGCAATCCGTACCTTGTTCCA